CAGCGCCGCCTCGATCGCGGCATCGTCGGCATCCGTGTCGAGCTTCAGCAGCTCGATAAGCATTGCCCTGAAATCCATTTCGCTTTCCTTCTGATGCAGGGCGGTCAGCCCTTGAAGATTGGGATCGTTGACCAGACTGGCGCGCTTGATCGCCACGATCCGATTGTCCTTGGTGTGCGCGATGACGGGGGAAATGCCGCGATACGCCTTGTCGGCGCGCAGCTGGCGGCCGGTGCCGGTCCATTCGACCTGGCCCCAGATCCCGTCCGCGCGCGCCTCCAGCGCCACGATCCATCCGCGGGCCGGAGCCGACTGACCCTTAGGCGCAGCCAGATCAGTGGAATGGCATTCATCCAGCACCAGGCGATCACCATCGCCCAGGCTTACAGCAGCCAGCGCTTCGTAGTCGTCGACGGTATAGGGCCCCCGGCCGTCGCCCGTGCGCACCGTGCCGCCGCCGGGCAGCAGGTGCAGCCATTCGCTGTCGGCAGCGTCAGCCGCAACATCCCTCAGGGGGAGGGCGGAACACAGGGCAAGGGCGGCTCTCGTCGTCACGAAAGCCTGATTGGCACCGTGCGCACGGCGATGGCATGCCCGCGGCGGCGGGCACTACGGCGATTATCGGTGGGGGAACGGCCTGCGGCGATTCGCCGCGCGGTCGCCATCTGGCTGCCACAGCTTCGGGGTTGCTGGCAATGCGCTTGTGCTGGGCAAGGGGCGTGTCACGCCTATTGCTCGAGCAATCCTTCCAGGTGCTCTTCGGCGATCGCCACGATCTCCAGCTCTTCCTCGTCGGACAGATCCAGCCAGCGCCGCGCCGGGATATTGCCCCAGGGCAGCGGGTTGCCGCGCGCATCGCTGCCGAAGGCACCCTTCGCCGCGCCTTCCTGCATCGTGCGGGCGTATGCCAGCGATGATCCGATCACCACGCCGTCCTTGCTCACGATGCGCTGGATCTGCCGCGAAAGCGCCTTCGAAGGGCCTATGAGAGGGCGATTAAGCGTGCCGTAGCCAAGCCGTTTATAGCGATCCATCGTGGATTGCCGCTTGGGTGCCCAGGGCTTGCCTTCGGGATCGGTCCCGCTGCGAAAGCGCGCCCGGCGCTGTTCCAGCAGATATTCGCCGATATCGGTATAGACCGGCGTCATGTCGTCCAGACGGGCCGCCGCTTCGCGCAAGGCCTTGCGTGCCGCCTCGCCGTTGAGTTCATAGTCGAACATGCCTATATCTCTCCTGGCGCGGATCGGGCCGCCCGGCCAATAACCGGGACCGGATCAGGACGTTGGCTTCGGGCCGCGCTTTTCCACTTCGATGAACAGGGTCTTCAGCGCTATGGTGCGGCGCAGCCGGCCGCGCGCCACCCAGCGGGCCACGAAGGTATCGTTGCCGATCGTCAGCCGCTGCTCGAACAGATCTTCGCCCATGTCCGATTTTCCCGGCAAGCGCACTAGCTCGCCCGCACTGGCGATGCGCGGCAGCTGAGCGAAATCGGCGATCGTCACCGCGCGCTGGTTGCTGCGCCATTCCTTCACAGGGTCGCCATGTTCGCCGCGCACATGGCCCACCGCCGATGGGTCCAGGCTGAAATCGAAGCCATCAACCGATCGGCCCAGTTCCGCCTTGATCGCGCGCGCCTGGTCGCTGCGCAGCCGACCCAGCGTACGCGCGGGTGGCGCGGGCAGGTCGGGCTTGGGTTCAAGCACCTGCGCGGCATAGCGGCGCGTATTGTCTGCGGTGCTGGGCAGCGCGCGATAGCTGTCCGCCAGGGCGTCGGCCGTCTCGGCCGGCAGGCTGTCCATGAAGGCCTTGGCAATCTGATATTCCCAAGCGCCCACTTTTCGCGCCATCGCTTGCACCGTTTCGGAAACGCTGGCGCCGGGTGCATAATCCCAGCCCTTGCCGATACCAGGCGGCGCGCCGGTCTTTGGATCGCGCGTGTTCCATCCCTCGGGCAGGCTCTTGCCGGGCACGCCGCCCACGCGCTTGATCCCGCGTGTCGATCGCGCGCCCACCACATAGCAGGAACAGCCCCAGTCGCTCGGCGGATAATGGGTTTTCCAGAAGGGGTGATCGGGCGGAAGCGGAATGCCGTCCCAACTCAGATGCTGTGGCCGCGGCTCCAGGCTGCCTCCATGGCGATAAACCCACCAGGGGAACTTGCCCGCCTGCAGCTGGGCATACCGGCCGGCGGCATAGCTGGTGTAGGAATTGGTGCGATAGATAACGCCCACGCGCCAGGCCTCGCCTCCGGTGCTGCCTTCGCCCGCCCAACCGGTCCAGCCATGGCGTTTCACGATTGCGCGGAAGTCGCGCCGGAATTCCTCGATCCCGCGTCCTTCCACGATCGCCTTGTCCACCGCGGCCGCAAGGTCGGATAGCATGTCCGCCTTGACCGCGCCGGCGACCATGAACGCATCGTCATGCGCGGCCCCGGTGATGTCGTCCCACCGGCGGGTGGGCACCTGGTTGCCAAGCTTGCGACGGAAGAAAGCAACCTGTTCGGTGAACGGACGGCCCAGCGCGCCCGAAACGGCTGATGGGTGCTGCTCGCTGTCGCCGGCCATCACGCGCTCTCGTCGGTGATGTCGCTCCGCCCGGCGGCGTGTGCGGCCGCAATCCCGCCCGCGATCACGTCGGCCAGTCCGGCGCTTTCGATGTCACCGAACGCGCCTGCCAGCATTTCGCGAAATTCGTGCAGGTCGCTTGCGCGCTCCAGCATGGTCTCGATCGTGCCGGCCATTTCCTGAATATGGGCATCGCCTTCGCCGGCCAGTTGCATGGCAATTTGTTCGGCCGGGTGCGTCGGGTTCTGGCGCGAATGCAGCGTCAACGCGCTCCGATCGGCACCGGGCCGCGCGGGATCGAATGCGATCTGCGCCGGTGCAGGTGCTGTCAGGATCTCGTCCCGCTCGCCCGGATCGCTCAGGCCAAACTTTCCGCGGATCTCGGTGGCGCTGACGCGCAAGCCCAGCGGTACCATCTCCTTCAGGCTTTCGGACAGCAGCTTCAGGTCTTCCTGTTCCGGCCGCGTGATCGTGACCTTGGGATAGGCATTGCCTGGCCCGAACTCGAGATCGCACCACGGCCGCACCAGATCGCGATTGAGCACGGCCGATGCCGCCTTGCCATCCGCTTTCTCGATGTCTTCGCGCACGTCGTTGTGAGCGTTCGCCTGCCCCGATCCCAAACCGCCGGCCTGCGCATCGGTGGTGTTGGTCTGGCCCAGAACGGCTTTCGACACTTGCCGGTCCAGCCAGTCGGCCCGTTTCTCGTAGAGGGCGGAACCAGCGGTCACATTGCTGGCTTCGACAAAGTCGATATCCATCCCTTCCGGAATGATCGCCGCGCAATCGCCCGCGATGTTGGCAACCGCGCGGTACAGCGTGTCGCGATCGTCCTGGCTGGCCCCGGCGTGGTATTTGCCCACGCGGATCGGCTGCCCGTAGGTTTGCGTGAAGATCGCCCAGTCGCGCTGGGTGTAAGCTTTGAACATCCAGCTCCAGGCCGCCAGGCGCGCCAGGCCCGATCGGATCTGCAAACCGCTCTTCGCCTTGATCTGCATGCGAATGAACTTGAATGCCGGCAGCGGCGTATCCTGGCCCCTGCCATCCTCGCCGCCGCGTAGCAGCGGGGTACGCCCGTCACGATCATACCTGAAGAACCGCGGATCGCACCATTCGAGGCGCGCGGGCAGGTACTGGCCTTCGCTCACATCCCAGATGATTTCGGTGAAGGAAATGCCCTTGCCGACCGCATCGAGGATATCGAACATTTCGTCCGCCAGCTCGTCGCGCTTCAGCCATTCGCTGACCATGTCGGCGCGCCGCTGGTCTTCCGCGCTGTCCGATGCCGGTTCCACCGTGATGTCCAGCTGGCTGACGGCGCGCTTGCGCGTGCCCAGGACGCCCACGTAATGCAGGTCGCGTTCCTCGATCTGTTCGGCGAGTTCGAAATAGCTCAGCGGTTCGCCCTCGTCGGCTTCGCGCAGGATAGTGGCCAATCGGCGGGGGTTCAGTCCGTCGGCCGGATACCCCGCGATCGGTTGCCGCACTCCTGCCAGCGTGGGTCCCGCCACTTCGCGCGTCAGCACGGCCTTGCGCAGCGGATTTCCCCATTGATCGACCAGCGCCGTCATTTTCGGTTGTTCCCTTGGATTGAAATGCCCCCTAGCGGCGATTTTAAAGGCCCTGAGAAGGCGGGTGCGGAAAATTTGGCTGTCACGGGGCCTTGGATGGCCTCAGCGGCCTTTCTCGCGCAAATTCTCATATGGCACCCATTCCGCGACCGGCGCCCAGTGGCGGGCGCCACCAGTTGCGGCTTTCGCCATCATCGTCATCATCGGCGCCGTGGCCCGTGCCAGTCCCCGCTCTGATCGGGCGATAGGCATAATCGGGAATGGTTTCGTTCATCGTTGCGGCGTGGAAGTTCCACAGCGCGATCGCGCCGTCGCCGTGGCGCTTGCCGCCATCGGTGCCCTTGGTGCGGATGTCGGTAGGCATCTTGGCCACCCCGCCGATCGTCTGCAGCTGGCGCAGGTCGCCGCGGATATCGGCATCGGCCGGGATCAGGATCGTCCCGTCTTCGAACGATGCGCGGAAGCGCGGGCCGGTTTCGCGCCGCCAGGCATCCGATGGCATCAGTTCCACGATCCGCTCGGGCCCGTATCGCTGGGCGGCTTCCTGCGCCAGCGCCATGCCGTTGCCGTTCGCATCCAATATGCCGCCGCCGAACCGGTTCAAATCCATCACCAGGTCCACCGCCCAGAACAGAGCCTGCTTCTGCTGGTCGTATGGGCACTGCGCCATTTCGATAATCAGCGGCACATGCCGTTTCAACTGCTGGTCGGTGAAGCCCAACGCCAGACAGGTGCGGTCCTGGCGCATGGCGAAGTCTTCGCCCAGGAACCAGGTGAAGCCCTGGCCGGCGTATGCCTTCAGCACCGGGCGCACCTGTTCTTCCAGCCACATCAGCATCTCGGCCTTGCGGGTGCGTTCGGGCCAGTGAACGAATTCACCCAGTTGCGCGTGCCTAGGCGGCGGGCTCCAGCGGCGCAGTTGATAGCGATCGGTGCTGCAGGCTTCGATCCAGGCCAGCGGCAGCAGCACGCCTTCACCTTCACGTGGCAGAGCGTCCAGTTCTTCGCGCATCGCTTCCACCCGGCTGCCATAGGCGCGGCGGATCTTGCGGTACCACTCGGCTTTGCCTTCCGGGCTCGGCTCCCAACCGCGCATCAGGCACACCCGTTCGTACAGCCCGTTCTCCACCGCATCGTCGAATGTGATGGTGTGGATCGAATAATCGTACTGACCGGCGCGGGTTTCCTTGATCAGCTCGTTGAACGGGTTGAGGTTGCCATTGTGGGTGGAAATGATCCGGATCACGCCGCCCCAGATCAGCAGCGCGTTACAGGCATCGATCACTGCGGCCACATTGCGGTGGAATGCCGCCTCGTCGATGATCACGCGCCCCTGCAGACCGCGGATATTGGCCGGGTTGCTCGACAGCGCGACGATCGCGAAGCCCGAAGCAAAGCGAATTCGATAGGCGGCGATCTGTTTGCTCGATCCGTCCGGCTGCACGTCGTCGAACAGGAATTCGTCGATCGTCAGCAATTCCTTCGCCACGTGCTTTGCAAAGCCTGCGCAGGTGCTGATGAATTCCAGCCCTTTGTCCTTCGTATCGCCGATGTAATAGGTCGAATCCCCGCCTGCGCTTTTCGCGGCGGCCGCGATCATCGTGCTGTCCAGCGCCTCGGCAAAGGTGACCCCGGTACGGCGGCCCTTTTCGGCCAGCTTCAGCGGCGATGTGTCCTCGATCCACGCCTTCTGGTGCGCCATCAGGATGCCATCGGCCAGCGGGTCCAGATCGGCCGGCGGCACCGTGCCCGGAACCCAGTCGTCGATCGGCGATCGCGGCGGTGCCTGGTCGGCCGTGGGGAGGGTGTCGGCCTCGATCATGCGGCCTCGTCCCATCCGAACAGGCGGCCGATCTCAGCTTCGTCGAGCGTCTCACCGGTTTCGATCGCCCGCCGGCACCGCTCCCAAAGGCGCGAATGCCGACCAAGGTTGCGATCGGTCCAGCCTTGCCGCTTGGCGTCGCGACGAACGCGCGCGACTGCATCGCGCATGTACTTGGGGGCTTGCCGCCAGTGTCGGCCGCACATGAGTGTCCAACCGTAGTCCTCGGCCCCCCGTCCATCGATATCGTCGGTGCGATGGGCAAAGGTGCGACCGCAACCTACAATGCAGCAGGGGTTGCGGCCGACGTGCTTCTCGCAGCGATAGATCGACTGTCCGTGGATTCGGGCCACCACGCGGACCCCGTGGACGTTGTATAAAGGGACTGGCGATCCCGATCGAAGATCGTTCACGCTGGCTACCGGTGCGCCACAACAGCCGCAACATGGCCCATCGTTCACGGGGGGCTTCACGACTTAACGCCCAGGAACTCGCGCCGCATCTGCGCGATCGCATCGGCTGACAGGCCAGCTTCGCGTACCACCTGTTCCGCCCGATCGGCGGCGGCCTCGACCTGTTCGGATACGCGCCGCTCCAACTGCTTGCGATATTCGTCCGATTTCGACTGCGCGCCCACGGCCGATTGTAGCGATCGGGAAAGCTCCATGATTTCCTTCGTGCTCAGCTCGCCGCCTTCCAGCGCCTGGTAGGCGGCGGTCTTGATCATCTCGGCCACCATCACGGTCACTTCGTCGGGGCCTTCGGGCCCCAGCGTCTCGACCAGCTCGGCCGACATACGGCGTACAGCGTCCAGCTGGCGGAACTGGCGGGCCTTGCGGATAGAATACCGGCCGAAGGCGCTCTTGCTGATCGGGTCGATACCCTTGTCCGCAAGGCGCAGGTTGAACTCTTCCAGGATCGTGGTCTGCGGCAGCTTGTTTTCGCGCAGCTGCTCCAGCGCCCACACGATATCTTCCTCTGCCTCTTCGGGCAGCATGTCGATCGACGACAGGTGTCCGCGCCCGCGGGCCTCGCGCTTCATGCGCCCCTCCGCCGCTTGCGCCGCCGCCAGGCCAGCTCGATCGCATCGGTGCTCAGGAAGATGACAGCCAGCACCAGCAGCGCCGGCCAGATCGCCGCGACGGCCAGTGCCACCCACTTGCGAAGATGCAGCTTCACGTTCAGCAGATCCATCGCGAGGAGGTAAACCACCCCCGTGCCGATCAGATATCCGATACCCACGATGACCGCGCCCATATCACTCGGCCTCCGCCGGGCGGGTCACACCTTCGATCCCGCCGCGTTCGTCCAGGTGGTCGCGGCCGCAGCGCGCGATCCGGGCGATCGGCATCTCGCCGGCCATTTGGATCTCGATCGCACCCAGCGCTTCCAGCTTGCGCAACTGGGTGAAAACCCAGTCGCGATCGCGCCTGATGCCGTACACATCCAGCGCACGCTGCAGCGGCAGAATGGATAGCCGGCCGTCGGTTTGCTCCGCCAGCTCGCGCAGGATCTGCAGCCGCGCATCGGCTGCAAGCCGCTCCTTCAGGTCCAGCCCGACATTCATTTATCCAGTCCTTTCGGGATCAGCACATCATAAAGCCGGTCGATCTGTCGGCCGATGATCTTGAGGTCGGAGACCGCAGCGCTCACCTCGCGCGCCATGCCGTCCTGCTTCTCGCGGATGCCGGGCAGCTGCGTCACGATATTGTCGATTGCGCGGCGATTGCCTTCGACCTGCTCACGCAGCGCCGGCAGCGTAGCCAGCTTCTCGGCCACGTCGTCGCGATGCTCTTTCAGTTCTGCGGATAGCGATCGCAGGCTGCGTGACAGGGCTTCGATCGCCTGGTTGCTCAGCGCTCGGTCGCGGCGCATGGCCTGCAGTTCTTCATCCACCTTCAGCAGCGCGCCGGCGAACTGCTCGGTCTTTTCCTCCTGGGCGCGCAGCTCGGCCTCGATCCGCCTTACGTCTTCGGCTGATGCGCTGTTCGCCTGCAACTGGCTGATCTGCTCGCCGAAGCTCGACAGCTTGCTCCCAAGCGCCTTCATCTCATGGCCGAAGTTGTTGACCTTGTGCTGTACCGCTCCGGTGCCCACCGGATTGGCCGCGCCGCCGCGCCAGATCACGTAGCCGATTCCCGCAAGGATGATGGCGATGATCGCCAGCTCAAGCAGTTTGCCGCTATCCATTGTCCGCGTCCCCGTCCTTCGATGTCTTGAATAGTTTGCCGAAGGCGCCGCGCGCGGCTTCGAACCCTGCCGTCACTGTTTCCTTCACCTGACCGCCGAGCAGCTCGATCAGGGAATATCCCGAAAACCCCAGTCCGATCGAAAGCACGAAGGCGAACAGCCAACCTGGACGCGCTTCGAGGATCCACAGCTGCACCGCCACCACCATCAGCAGGCTGACCACCAGGAACCGGGGCGTTCCCAGCGATCGTTCCTTGGGTAGCGCCAGAAACCTTGCGCAGAGCACGCCCAAAAGGCCCAGCGCTGCGGTGATGACGGGCACCTCGATACCGCCGATCACCAGCACGGTTTCGGCCTGGGGCGCCGCCTTATCCAGCGGCACACTCGCCATCGCGGCCAGCACCCAGCTGGCGGCGAATTTGTGGAAGGCTACGGGCCCCTCGATCATCGCGTGCGCCTTTCCAGTTTGGCCTGGCAGTCGATGCAGCGGGTCGCGCTGGGCAAGGCCGCGCGGCGCGCAGCCGGTATTTCCTCGCCGCAGTCCTGGCAGAACTCATCGCCCTCCAGTGCCAGCTTCGCCTTCATGCGCTCGATCTCGCGTTCGCGCTCTGCCTCGGCAAAAGCACCGCTGCTTTCGATTGCCCGTTCGCCCAGTTCCATCACTGCGCTCCCCGGGCGCTCGGATCGCCTGAATTGGGATCGATCGCGTTCTGCTTCAGCAGCCAGTCGATCAGGGCGTTCAGCTGAATCGCCTGTTCGGTGGCGATCACATCCCGCTCTAATTGTTCGGCGGGATCTCGATCGAAGGCGGCAGGAAGTCCATTATCACCGGCCGCTTCAGCAGATCCGCTGCCGGCAGCGGGATGGCGGGGCATTGCGATACTTGTGCCCGCACCGGCAGCACCGGCTCCGGATTGTAGCTGTTCGCGCAAGCGCTCAGCACGGGCATGCAGGCCAGCAAGCTGGCGGCGATAATCTGCTTCCACCGCATCGGTGATCTCCTGTTGTTCGCCCCTCACGCGGTCCAGGCGCTTTTGCTCGAGGCGCGCGGCCTCTGCCTGGGCTTCGCGGTAATCGATCTTGGTCTGTTGGTGCGCCGCGCGTTCGTCGTTGCGCTCCTGCCGCGCCGTATCGCGCTCGAAAGTGCGATCGGCGATGCGATCGCGCAGGGCAGGCTCGATCCAGATCAGCTGGACGGCGCAGATCGCTCCCAACATGGTGATAGCTGCATGACGCCAGTCGCTGGTCACCCACTCGAACAATGCGCGCAAAATGCGCGCGACCATTCGGCCAAGGCCAATCGCCCAGCTCAGCAACGTCCCGATCATCGCCCCAGCCTTTCGGCCCGGTTCAGCCAGCCCTTCAGGAATTTCGCCTGGCTCGGATTTCCTCGCACGATCGCGTGGTAGCGATCCTTCACCGCCTCGCGGTATTCAATGACCAGCTGTGTGGCGTGGCGCTCCCACATCGAATTGAAGGCGGATAGGGTCCGATCGCCGATCTGTCCGTCCACCTTCAGCGGGGTCGTGCGGTACTGCCCTGCGCGCAGCACAGCATTGATCGCCTGCTGCAGCAGCTTCTTTGCCGCATGGTTGCCCCCGTTCACGCCCTGGTCGAACAGCATCTCGCCGATCGGCTGAGGAAAGCTCTCGCATTCCAACACTTCCCAGAAAGATCGCTTGTACAGCGATTTCGCATCGCCCACGCTCAGACGGCGGACATCGGCCCCGTCGATATCGCCATCCATGTCCAGGTCGAAGTCGGCATAGCCATCCAGATCCTCGTCGATCTGGCCCTCGGCCTTCAGGAAGCGGAGCGAAATTCCGTACTTCGTCGCACCGCCGCGATCGACTGGATCGTCGACGAAGCCGCCTTCGATGCCCAGAAGGTCGGCAAAGGCGTGTTCGAACCGCTCGCTGAAGGCGGTGACCACGATCGGTTCTGGGGGTGATTTCTCGGCGTCCATGGCAACCGGGTGTACGGTTGCAGCGCCGTCGATAGCATGCCCGCGGGCGCGGGCATCGGCATCAGATCTGGAAAGAAAGCTGGGCGCTGCCCTTTTCGGGCGGGCTGTCCATGCGGTCGAACATCTTGTCGACGCCGGTTTCGGTCATTCCCAGTTTCGTGGCGATCTCGCCGTTGGAATCGCCATTGGCGCGGTAATGCCTTGCGCGGATCGTCCGGGCAAGAGGCACGCGAATTTGCGCCGGCGAATAAAGCGCGGCGAGCTTTCCTGCACGCTCTTCGCCCAGTGCTTCGGTGATCGGGTGATCGGCCTGGATTTCGCCAGGCACATACAACCGACGCCCGCCGAACTTCTCGGCGAGGAGGATCAGGCCCTCTTCACCCAGAAGCGCGATCAGGCTGGCTGTAAGCTCTTCACTCATCGTTGCAGCACCGCCGCGTGCTGACCCGGATGATCGTCGGGAAGAACGGTGGTTACGGCTTCGCCGCGCACCACGAAGATAAGCCCGTCCACGCGCACCAGATAATCGTGTTCGCTCATCGCGCGGGCTGCTGAATGCGCCCGCTCGAGCGAAGCTTCGATCTGGAGCCGCATGGCTTCTACCTCGACGCCGCCCGCCCGCTCGAGAAAGCGGACCATGGCATGATCGGTTACGCGCAATCCGGCCATCACCCGGTCACCACAGTGCCAAGCAGCACCGATACGATCCCGACCGTCGCCGCCACGATCACCGCGCGGATCGTACGCTTACCATTCGATTTCTGCTGCCGGCCCAGTTCGGGCAAATCCAGCCAACCAAGCGTCTCGTATTCACGCTTCAGCGGTCGTTCGTTACGGTCGAACACGGTTGCTCTCCTTCTGCAATTTGGCTTCCGCCTGTTTGCGCCAGTTCTGAAGTGCGCCCAGCAGGCAGCTGGTCGATCGCGCAGTCAGTCCGCACATGCGGATCTGGGCGCCCTGCCAGTCACGGCTGATCCGTGCGCCTGCCGCTTCCAGGGTCGCGCACACTTGCTCTTCCACTTCGTCGCGGCGGGCCACGAACCGCGTCCAATCGCTGCCGGTGCGGAAGGTGCCGACCCGCCTCAGCGGGGCGATCCCACGGCGCTCGACCAGCGTCAGCGCAGCCTTCAATTCGGCGTTCATGCTTCCGGCACCGGGTTGGCCAACTCGCGCAACTTGTTGCCCAGGGCCTTGGCCAGGCGTCCGTAATCCTCGGCGCTGTATCCGCCCTCGGTCGCCGCCGTGTCGATACCGCACAGCCTCTTCGCCGCGATGTCCAGGTACCATTCGGCCGGAACGTGGTTGCCGGCCTTCAGCTTGCCCAGGATCACTTCGCACAAGTGCATCTGCAGCTCTTTCGGGCTCAGCTTGTGCCCGTCATGCGCCGCGGTCTGTCGCCAGCCATTGCGCTGTGCCATCGCCTTCAGCGCCTCGATCAGCTTGTGGGCGTCGCGCTGGTTGGCCCAGCTCAGCCGCTCGCACTTCAGTTGGCGCCGGGCAAATGCCTCCAGCGCTTCCTCGGCCGGGTTCTGCACCACGCCCAGGTGATGCAGGCTGATCCACATTGCGCGCGCCTTGCGTGCCATCGGATGGGTCGCCGCTTTCTTTCCGGCGCGCGGCAGCGGCCTGAAGCCGATGGCTTTCATTCGCTCGATAACGCGCGCCAGTTGTGCATCGGTGCAGTCGCCCGCGCTGCCGTGCCCGGTCTGTTCGAAAAGCAGTTGCCGGTAATCGTCTTCGTCCATCGCCAGCTGCTTCTTGGCGACGTGGATCTTGGCCAGCATCGATCGGCGATGCTGGCTTGCGCGATCGAAGGTCGCAGCGCGTGCTGCCACGGCCGTCATGCCAGATCTCCACTGCGCTCGCGTTTGAATGCGGCGAAGCCCC